CTGCAATGGCGAGAACGGCAAAAGCTCTTAACAGCGTTTTCATTATAATCCTTTTAAAAAGGTAACTGTGTATAGTCAAATTGGAGGTGAAACTTTAGCGTATGATCTTGATCGAATCGAGGAATATACATACTAATAAAGTGGATATTTCTCAATAACGAATAGCAGCCTAAAAAGCGACTGTTGGTTATATTGCCTCCATTTGTTAGCGTTATGTTTGCTTCTTACTCCGGCGTAAGTTCGTAAGAGGTAAATCTGATCACATCCTCCCCAAACCACGCATTCAATTCCTTAAACCGTTCCTGCAACGGTGTCAGCTCGTTACGCACAAACACCTGCGACGCCTTCACCGAATCCCCAAACCCGCCGCTGTTCTCAGGAATGATCCCCATCATCTGCGGTGGTACGCGGTGCGCGCACAGCAAATCGTTCTGGCTGGCTTTCTTGATGTTGAAGAAATCGTCCTTGGTCGCGACTTCACTCAGTGGCAAAATCTTGATCCCGTCCGGTTTGCCGTTCGGCGCGTACATGAACAGATTGCGGAAATTGCCTAGCCCTTTTGTATCCCGCATCGCCTTACGCATCTGGTCAATATCACTGCTGCTTTGTGCCGCATCGGTCATATACAGGATATATCCGGCGTGCGCGCCGTTCTGGTAATACTTGCGGCGAAACAGCGTCGCAGCCTCATTCAGCCAGGCTGAATTCAGGGCGCTGAGATATTCCGGCAGGCCGTACAGCTCCTGATTAATATCCGGTTCAATCAGATGAAACACGCTTCCGGCTTCAAACTGGTGTGCATCCTTCCACTGCTGCACAAACCAGTAAGTATCTGGCTCCACCCCCCTGCGGGCATATTTTGCAGGCACGGTTTTCATCACCACGGCGTCGCCGAGCTGGTTGCGGATCACTTCTAAAAACGCATTCCCGAACACCAGATAATCCAGGGCAAAACGGCTGAACTCCTGCTGTGATAACAGCGGATGCGGGACATAGGTCGATGCGAGAATGTTGCGCTTAACGTAAAGCGATGAACTGTGGTGCACCGCTGCCCGCAGCGTGCGGGCCAGTCCGTCAAAGCTGACCGGCGGCTCATACCACTGACCGTTCCCCGTGCATTCGATGTAATCCAGGATTTCACGGCGGTCTAATACCGGCGTCGGGTCGCCAAAGCTGAACGCCTCCGCGCCGCTGGTCTGCTGCGCCGTTGCGGTGATTGCTGTTTGCGCCGCCTTGCGGAATTTACGCTTACTCATAATTAATAAAACTCCAGAATGTTAGGGCTTTGGCCGCCGCTGGCGGCGGTCAGCGGTTCGTTGAGCAGTGCGTGCATGATTGCCCAGGCGACATCCGCGTGGCTGGCCTCCTCGCTGCGGCTGGCCTCATAGGTGGAGCGGCTGCCGCTGGCGGTCATGGTTTTGCGGATCGCCATGAATGACGAGGTGATGTCTTTGTGGTTGGTGTCGTACTCCAGGCGTCCGGAGGTGATGGTGTCTTTCGCTTTCAGCACCATTTTTGTTTTCGTTTCCGGGCTGTAGCGGATCTCCATCGCGGCGGGGAAGAACTGCCGGACAAGCTGGAAAACCCCCTGGCCGATACCGGTGGCGTCCACGCCGATGTATTCCACGCAGTAGCGCTTTGTCAGCTCCTCAATGCTTTTCGCCTGGGCGGCGAAGTCCATACCTTTCCACTGGTGGCGTTCCAACACGCGGAATTTGCCGCCGTCCACCAGCGGCGGAGCCACCACGGCGCAGCCTGCGCTGTCGCCGGTGTGCGACGGGTCGTAACCAATCCAGACGGCGCGATAACCAAACGGACGCACGGCGAACGGGCTGAAATCCTGCCATTCCTCCGCGCTTTCCACCATGCAGCGCTGCAGCTCGGCGAACGGGAAAACGGACGTCTGATCGTCAACGAACTCACACATGAACAGGTTGCGGAAATCCTCGGCGCTGTTCTCCTGTTTCAGCGTGTCGATGTTAAACAGGTTGCAGCCACCGGCTAACGCATCTTCAATGGTGACGATTTGCCGCCACTGCCCGTCCTCACAAAGCCGCCCTTTTGCCAGGGCGTGATGGCCGATATCCAGCTCAATCCTGTCGTTCGGATTTTCCCGGCCCTTGTTAAACAGTTCACCCGACCAGAACGGATACGCGCCGTGCGTCAGCGCTGACGGGGTGGAGAAATAGGTGGTGCGCAGATGTTCCTGCGAGGCCATGCCGCTGGCGACCTTGCGCAGTTTCTGGAAGTTGGGGATCCAAAAGATTTCGTCCACGTACAGGTCGCCGTTATGACTTTGGGCGGTGTTGGAGTTGGTGCCTAAGAAAATCAGCTTTGCGCCGTTGTTGCCGATCACAATCGGGTCGCCGGTCAGCTCAACACCGGCGAGGCGCGCAAACTGAATGATGTACTCACGAAAGACATAAGCCTGGGTTTTACTGGCTGAGAGAAAAATCTGGTTATGGCCGGTTGCCAGGGCACGCAGTAACGCTTCCCGTGCAAAGAAGAACGTTGCGCCAATCTGACGGGATTTGAGAATGTCGCGGATACGGTGCTTAAGCCCTGCGTCATACCACACGCGCTGATACTGGAAGCACTGAGAAAGAAAAATACCTTCCAGCTTCTCCAGGGCTTCGTCGCTGAAATAGTTCTTTGTCGGCTTCTTGCGCTCTCCTTTGTTGCGGTTGGCAACGTTCGGATTTAAATCCGCCTCATTCCCGCTCTGGCTGTAGCGGTTCACCCGTGCCAGGCGCTCAATCATCCGGCCTAACGCATCAATCTCTTTGTAATCCGCATTCCCCTTCACGTCCTTAGTGACGAGCTGAATTAAACGCGCCTCCAGGCTGGACTCCACGCGGGTAATCGGCGCGGCGTTCTCCCACGCGTCGCGGGTTTTCCAGCTCTGCACCGTCGGTATTTTTTGGGTTAGCAGTTCCGCAATCTGACGCACAGAAAACCCCTGCCAGTAAAGCAGTGCCGCCTGTCGCCGTGGGTCGCTGATGATGGTTGAGTTTGTCATTTTCATGACTGCCACGTTAACGGGCGGCACGCTGATTTTCCTGCTGCCCACGTTGTGCCATCGAGCATCAACCTGCATCGGCTGGCGGTGTCGGGCGTGTGTCTGGAAACTTGGACTCCTCAGCAGCACACACCGACTGGAGTCAGAAAATGGCAATGGCAACAAAAGCAAAGCGCTTTCGCATCTGCACCGAAGGGGCAACCACCGACGGACGCGAAATCACCCGCGAGTGGATTGAACAGATGGCGGCGACCTATGACCCGAAGGTCTACGGCGCACGCATCAACATGGAGCACATCAAGGGCTACTTCCCTGACAGTGCGTTTCGTATGTACGGCGATGTCACCGGCGTTTACGCCGAAGAAGTGGCTGACGGCGCGCTGAAAGGCAAGCTGGCACTGTATGCCGATATCGACCCGACCCCGGATTTAGTGTCGATGGTGAAAGCCCGCCAGAAGGTTTACACCTCCATCGAAGTGAATCCCTCGTTTTCCGACACCGGCAAAGCCTACCTGATCGGCCTGGCCGTGACCGACAGCCCCGCCAGCCTCGGCACGGAGTACCTGCAATTCAGCGCGAAGGCACAGCAAAACCCGCTGGCGAGCCGCAAACAGGATGCCGGAAACCTCTTTACCGCCGCCGAAGAAACGGCGTTCGAGTTTGTGGAAGAAGCACCGGCAGCCCCGTCGCTGTTCTCCCGTGTGAAACAACTGCTTTCCAGCAAATCCGCCTCGGATGATGCCCGCTTTAAAGACGTGCATGACGCCGTGGAAGTGGTGGTGGAACACGTCGAAACCGGCCTGCAAGCCACTGATGAAAAGCTGTCCGCGCTGGAGATTTCCGTGACAGAACGTCTGAACGCGCTGGAACAAACCGTGAAAGATGACCGCGAACAGTTCAGCGCGCTGAAAGGCAAGCTGGAGAAGTCCGCCCCGCAGGGCTACACGCAGCGCCCCGTTTCAAGCGGCGGCGGCAAGGGTGATGCAGCTAATTTCACCGACTGCTAAGCACTGCGCTCGCGATTAACCCGTTAACCCATTTGGAAAAAAACGCATGAAACAAACTACCCGCTTTAAATTTAACGCCTTCCTGTCCCGCATCGCCGAGCTGAACTCGGTGGACACCGGCGACCTGGATAAAAAATTCAGCGTGGAGCCGTCGGTAACGCAGACGCTGATGACCCGCGTGCAGGAATCTTCCGCCTTCCTCCAGATGATTAACATCATTCCGGTGGACGAAATGAAGGGTGAAAAGGTCGGCGTGGGCGTGTCCGGTTCCATTGCCAGCACGGCGGACACCAGCGGCACCGGTGAACGCCAGACGGCTGACTTTAACACCCTGACCGCTGAGGGCTATGAGTGCCGCCAGACGAACTACGATTTCCATTTCCGTTACGCGACGCTCGATCTCTGGGCACGTTATCAGGATTTCCAGGCGCGTTTACGTGACGCCATCGTGAAACGCCAGGCGCTGGATCGCATCACCATCGGCTTTAACGGTGTTGAGCGTGCGGCGACATCAAACCGCACCAAAAACCCGCTGTTGCAGGACGTGAACGTGGGCTGGCTGCAAAAGTACCGTAACAATGCGCCGGAGCGCGTGATGAGCAAAATCCTCGGCGATGATGATGCCGTGATTTCCGAGACTGTTCGCGTCGGTGCCGGGGGCGACTTTGAAAACCTGGACGCGCTGGTGATGGATGCCACCAACAACATGGTTGACCCGATTTATCAGGACGATACCGGCCTGGTGGTGA